TAAGCTCGTTGCTTTTGCTCAGGCCAGCCTGACGCAGAGTACCGTTCTGACCGCTGGTGAGTCCGGTGCGGCTGTTCTCGCTGATGGTGCGTCTTACACGGCTAATGACGCCGGTACGGCGATCAATGTTAGCAAGACCGGTTCTAGCATCACGACGGCTACGCATATCGACGTTATCTTCGATTACGTTCTTGAGTAATAGGTTGGGGCTACGGCCCCTCCCTTTCCCGTTTGTTTAGGGGATTTAGATGCCAACTAATCTTACCGGTTCGCAGATCAATAATACTTATAATCAGCTTCTGCATGTCGAAGATGGTCCGACTGCGACCGAAAAGACCGTGTATGGCGGCGCTGGTGTGGCTACGGCGCTAAAGGTTGGCACTACTTCGGTGTCTATAGATAATGTTCGATTTTCTGCCAGCGGGATAACCCCTATCACTGGCACTTTTAATATGTCTGATGTCGTTATTACTAGTGGGCAAGTCACTGGAATTACTACATTTTCTACGACTAATGCTACTATCACCGGCGGTGTTATTAGTGGCATCACAGACTTAGCCGTTGCTGATGGCGGAACCGGTGCGTCGTCTCTGACTGGATATGTCAAAGGTAATGGCGCGGCAGCGTTTACTGCGTCGGCTACAATACCTTTCGCTGATCTAGGTGGTCGCGCATACGCGTCGTTTTATGATGCCGATACAGCGGATCAAACAGGCAGCACGACTGCAGCTACGGCTGTTCAATGGGCGACTGCGGCAGTAGCAGGCGATGGTATTACGGTTACAAGTAATAGTCGGATTACTTTAGCGGCCGCAGGTACATACCGGTTTAATATTAATCTACAATTCAATAATACAGAAGCTAGTGATAAAAATGTAGATATTTGGTTTTCTAAAAATGGAACAAATATAGCTAGTTCGAATAGTAGAATAACTGTACCTAAGACGAGTGACGGTGGTACTACTGTATTTGCTATTGAACTATTTGAGACTGTTACTGCTGGACAATATGTTGAGGTGTATTGGTATCCTCAACACGCTAATGTTACGCTGCATTATCGTGCATCTGTAGCTGCTAATCCCGGTGTAACACCTGCTATCCCAGTTACGCCTCCAGCGATTGTTGTAGTTGAGAGGATTGCGTAATGGCTAAGGTCATTAAAAAATCTGCAATGCCTTGCAACAAGCCTCGTGCTACACCCGGCCACCCAAAAAAGTCTCATGTTGTCAAGGCGTGTGAGGGCGGCAAAGAGAAAATTATCCGTTTCGGTCAGCAAGGCGTATCCGGCTCTCCCAAGAAACCGGGAGAGTCAGAATCCTATCGTAAACGACGTGAGTCATTCAAATCTAGACATGCCAAGAATATCGCCAAGGGCAAGATGTCTGCGGCATATTGGGCCGATAAGGTTAAATGGTGATGGCTAAAGCGACTCCGAATAATCCGGCGCTCTGGTTTAGAGTTAAAGCTGAAGCCAAGAAAAAGTTCAAAGTTTACCCTAGTGCCTATGCAAACGCGTGGGCCGCAAAAGAATACAAGAATCGCGGCGGTTCTTGGTCCGGCTCTGATAATCGGGTGAAGCGTGGCTAAAGGTGGACTCGGCAAATGGTTTGGCGAAAAGTGGGTCGATATAAAGACCGGCAAGCCATGTGGCCGATCTGGCAAAAACGATAAACGTGGATACCCAGCATGTCGTCCGGCTGCGGCTGCAGCAAAAATGACTACTTCAGAGAAGCGCACGATGGCTTCTAAGAAGACTGGACCGGCCAGAAAGTCGTGGCCTGTCGCACCATCTGGTAAACGGAAAGGGCTAAAGAATGGCTAAAGCTCCAGCAAAAAAGATGAAAGCTCCGGCTATGTTAGTCGTTGTTATGAAGAAAAAGAGCAACGGCAAAAAGATGCGCGGTGGCTGCGAAGATGACGATATGGAAGAGTATCGCAAAGGTGGCGTGGTCCGTAAACCCAAGAAGAAGGGGTACAAATGATGGCTGAGAAATGGATTCAGAAAGCCATCAAGAAGCCCGGTGCTCTACGTAAAGAGATGGGCGTCAAGAAGGGCGAGAAGATTCCGGTCAAGGCTTTGGCTACTGCGGCCAAAAAATCTGGAGTGACCGGTAAGCGCGCTCGCTTGGCGCAGACACTTAGAAAGCTGGGCAAATGACTCGCTGGCTACGGCATAGGGTTGACGGCACCATTTATGAATGGGACCGTTACCTTGCGGCGAACCCTAAATGCGAAGAAGTCTCCGAGGAGATCGCCTTCCCTGAGAAGTTCTTGACTCCAGCCCTTGCCGCCAGAGCCGCTCAGTTCTCGGAAGAGCTACCGTCGGCTGATGAGATCGCTGAAGTCGTCGCGGCGCTTGAGGCTGAGACCACGGATGCTCCGGTACAGCCCTGCGTGACCCGTAAGGGTCGGAAACGCAAGGGGATTGACCTCCATACGGATGACATTCCTGAAGAACCGGGATATAGTAACCCGGATATAGACGACGAAGCCACGCGGAGACTTGGGTAGTGACGCCAGCCGGTATCATAGTCGAGGTCCGCAAACTTCTGCAGGACATTGATACTCCGTATCGCTACAGTGATACGGACCTTTTAGGCTTTATAAATCAAGCACTTAAAAGGATGTCTGTCCTACGCCCCGATCTCTTCGGTGAGATTGTGGATATTCCTACGACTGCGGACTCGGCTGTTCAATCGCTTCCGTCTGACGCGCTCCGCTTGATTGATATCTTTCAGGTGAAGAATGGCACGGCGGTAACTGAAGTTGATCGTGAGACCATGGCTAGGTGCAATCCTATGTGGATGACCGAAACCTCTGGGACTCCGGTCAACTTCATGCGCCATGTCAAGAACCCGGAGAGATTTTTTCTTTATCCCAGACCTGCGGCTGGCACTATTCTCGTTGGCGAATATGCCAAGACACCACCAGACTACGCGCTCAGTGACACGATAACGTCTCCGTCCGATAGTTTCATGCCGACTATTGTGGATGCTACAGTGTTCTTGGCCGAGTCTATTGACGACGAGCATGTAAACTCTGGCCGTGCAAAACTGTTTCTTGATTTGTTTACCAGCGAACTTGGGACGGCGCTCCAGAATCGTGTCGTCACTGATACAAAGTCTGCTGGTATGAAACCATCACGGACTGACCAGATTATAGGCGAGGTGATCTAATGGCTGACCGCGCCTTTACAACCCTTATCTCAAAAGTCAGCCCAAGTGTTCCGGGTTGCCCGCAACCGCTGATTATCGAGTATATAAGAGACGCGGCAATAAAGCTGTGCGAGCGCACGCTTATGTGGAGATACGTCCAGCCGACGTTTACTCTTGAGCCGGGTGTTTTCGAATACGCATATAACAAACCGCTTAACGCTGATGTGCATGTCTTGTTCGATGCAATGATGAACGACATGCCATTGGAAAAACTTACGCTCGAACAAGCACTTATGAACTATCCGCAATGGGCGGATATCTATAGTGGACAGCCGTCGTCCACTGTGTGGAGTCTTACACCCAGCACATCATTTAATAATGCTGAGTTTAATTCTGAGCAGTTTAACCAGCAGCCGACTGTTACGGTGCCGGAGTCCATCGTCGCAGATGGCACCGAACCGAGATCAATCTGTCAGATTACGCCTGACAAATATGTCGTGTTGCCTCTACCGGACAACGATAAAACCTATACTGTTCGTATGTTCTATGCGCTTAAGCCAAAGCGCGATGCTTCTGGTATGGATAGCGTCGTACTTGATGAGCTTGAGAGCGCAGTCGTTCATCGGGCGTTACAGGAACTTCTTGTCCTACCGAATGTCGCATGGGCTGATCGGGAGTTGGCTACGTACCACGCTCGCCAGTGTTTGTTCGAGACGACTGAACGTAGAGCTAGAGCGAATCTTGCTAATATGCGTGGCATGATGGCCGTGCAGTTTCCTAGATTTGCGTAGGAGGACACTGTGGCCATTGTACTCGCCAACAATGCGGTAACGACTATACCCAGTGCTGTATCAAGCACGGATACGACGATCACAGTTTCTACCGGTACAGGAAGTTTATTCCCCATACTCGGGGCATCTGACTACGTGTATTTGACGATATTTGGGTCTAACAATACGTATGAGATTGTTAAGTGTACAGCTAGGACGGATGATACGTTCACTATTGTACGCGGCCAAGAGGGGACATTAGCTGTTCCTTTTTCATCGAATAGCCGTCTGGAGCTTAGAGTTACTGTCGCTAACATTGTTGATTACGTGACTAATTACGTAGACAATATAGGTGCGCTGCTTCTGGAGTAATACCGGTGACAATTAAACTCAGGAATAATGCTGTCAGCTTTTTGAGCGTTGCGATCAGCGCATCAGATGTTGGCCTCGTTTTACAGACCGGCGGTGGCGCTAGTTTCCCTACGCTTGCAGCCGGGGAATACTTCTATGCGACGTTGTCTTCTACTCTCGGCACATATGAGATTGTAAAAGTTACGGCGCGTTCATCGGATTCGTTGACAATCGTACGTGCGCAAGAAGGGACGACTGCTAATTCGTTTGCCGCTGGCGCACGAGTAGAATCTAGGGTGACGGCGCAGAGTATTCTGGATGCCATTACTGACGGTATTGCTGCCGACGAAGATTGGGGGCTGATAGTATGAGCGAGGAACGTAACCCCTATATCCGATGGGACTTTTCGTTGGGTAACTTAATGAATCTTGCGGCTATGGGTGTCGCTGTTGCTGTCGCATGGGGTTCCATGACTGAGCGTAGCGAAGTTACGCATAAAGGAATTAAAGAAT